CATCTCTGTATTCCAGAGTTTCTATAGGATTAATGGTCATGCCTTCTGGCAAAGGCGAACCATCTATTAAACTTGGAATGGGGCTATCTAGTTTTTTTTTTCTAAATCGTCAAGTAGGTCGTCAAGAAATCCTTGTTCTCTTTTATAATTCATATAATCAGCAACTTGCATTTGATCAGGTATAAAGGAAAGAAAATCACCTAGACGAGTACCTTTAAATGCTCGTTGAAAGTCTCTAAAAGATTTTTCTTCTTTAGGAAAAAATAATTGTTCTTGTTGCAACAAGTTTCTGTCCATATTAGATAGTGTACGTCCTTGATCGGCAATTGCATTTCTTCGTTGTTCATTTGCCAAGTCCGTTTGTCTTGCAGACTCAACCTTTCTCATTACATCTTCAAAACTAAGAAGGCCCATACCATATAACTCTGCATCTCTGTCAGATATAATACGGTTTGATTTTAATAAGAAATTTTTTATACTTTGAGCTTTTCTTTCTGCTGGAGATATACCTTCTCTAGCACCTTGGTCTGCAATAATTCTATTTATATCAACGTCTTCCCCTTCTACGAACCCTGGTCTTTCAAACGGTACGCGATCCATTTCAAATGGTACAGGAGCCGCAGGCATTTGATCTGGGATGGAAACATCTTGTGCTATTTGTCTACGATCTTCTGGCAATCTTGCATAAATCGATTCTAGTCCCCCGCCAAAAAACCTTGGGTTTGGTCTACGTGGAAAAACTCTAGGGGCTAAAGGTTGTAATCTATTTACGGGCATAGGCATAGTCATAGGCAAACTAGGAGCCATTAATGGTTGTCTTGCTCTATTTTTTAACTTACTAAAGAATCCCATTTGAAAATAATATATTAATTAAATGGTAAAACCAAGTGCGCCGTCACCCATACCAAACATTTCTTCAGCCATTTCCAACTCTTCAAGAGTCATACCTATTTGTTTTAGGAATTCTTCGATCTGTTGAGGGGTAGCTCCTTCAGCCTCCATTTGTTGCACAATTTTCATAATTTGCATGAGAGCTTGTTTAGCTTCGTCTTTCTCTTGTTCGCTAAGACTGTTTATTTGTGCTTGCAATTGCTCTGGTAAAACAGGGGCCGCCGGAGTCCCTTGCATCATTTGTTGACCTTGAGGCATCTGTTGGTCTGGCATCATTACTGGTGCCACATCCATATCCATCATTTCTTCTTCCATAACTTCATCCTTTATGTTTGCTTGGAGATCTTACTTTGATTTGGATTGTAACACCAGACAAAGCCAAATGTAAAAAAAAAGGTTTTTGTTTGTGAGAGATCTTGTCCTTGTGTGTGTCCCTAGCGCGTAGCGCAAATTTTGTCCCTCCCCATCTCCTCAGCCCGATACCCGATCCGAAAACGCCGAACAAATAGAGTCCCATAAAAAAAGGGAGCTAATGCTCCCTTCTTTCTTTGGTTAATCTTACGAGTCCAACGGCGGAACTAATGTCATGCCGATATTATCTGGCGCTGCTTGTCCCAGTAAATCGTTCATCTCGGCGTTGATGCCTCCTTGTGCGATTACGTGAACTCCATTAATGATTAGGCTTTGGCAATTGGTTTCAATCGCTTTGCCCACAACTACGGTTCCGTCTTCGTTATATAACAATATCTCTATTTTCATGTTGACCTCCTAAAAGTCGTTTATTAAAGATAGTGTTATTAAACCATAGGTGGATACATTCTGTCTACTATTATTTCATCTTTTTTTCCTTAATAAAAGAATGTGTTTAGATCAGGTTCAAGTCTTACAGACATACGTATTGTTGTCATGCTCCCAGTTACTACTGACCTAAACACACCTGCCCTGGCAAGCTGGCAACCAGCCTGCTGTCCCTGGCTGGCAAACTTGTCCTTGTGTTAGTGTACTCTGCTGGCTAGCAGGCCCGAACCCGAGATGATTACTCATCCCCGATCCCGACCGACTATTAGGATTACCAGCAGGTACAAAACTATTATTACTTCAAGCATTTGTATTGCTCTTCCCAGTAATCATCTATATATTCAAAGTCCGATATGATGAGCTTGCAAGAGTCTCCGCCCCAGTAGCCCTGGATTTCCTCATGATACGTGTCCAGGTAAACGTTAGGACCGCCTCCGGCTAACATGATCCGTACACCCAAGTACGTCCCGTATCCGTCAACCGTATACTTTATATCGTACGCTTCATAAGGCGGATCACCATCCCCATCAGGATCATAAAACATCATCTTACCATTACAAACGTCCAGCGCATATCTCCTGCACATGTCGCGCAACTCGCGCTCAGTTGTGTTTAGTTCTTCGCTCATAGTACTGCCCCCCATTGATTGGCCATAGCTTCCGCTAGACCTTTGTGAAACTTGCTTCTAACCTTCCAGCGATCCGGTCCAGGACTTGCGTGATGTATGTCACTTCTAGCCGTTTCGCGTGTCAGGCTTCCAGTCTTAATCAGCTTTGGTAAGTTCTTCAGCCAGAGACAAGTGCGCTTCGTAACGTTGTCCTCTGCCTCAACAGACTCGGCAAACTCATACGGTTGTACGCTTTGCGTGAACGGTTCAAAGTTTTGGATCCTGGCCTTTGCATGCTTATGCATGACTGGGTTTTCAATAGCTATCCGGGGAACATCAGCGTTCCAAAGATCTGAGAAGAGGGCCGTACCTTCTTCCAGCTCTTGCCACATCTCTGCGACAGTTTTACCTGGAGGTGCTTTGTGCAACCAACGTACCCCACTATTGCACAACCTGGTGCAAGGTGGATGGGCTACCATAAGCAGGTCCCACGTTTCCATCTTAAGAACATTACGCACATCATCCTGGATGTGACGGTTAGTCTGATCATCAGCCGGCAATATATCGCAGGACCAAGTATCGTGACCTTTGTCTAGAAAGGCGTTTCTAACGGTACCGCTAGTTTCACACCCTATTAATATTTTCATTAGATCTCTCCTATAAGTTAATGAACCATCATAATAATGGTATGGATACATCTTGTCAACTATTAATTTATATTTATTTCCAGGGCCGTCAGCTCCTGGTTGGCCAGCGTTGTGTTACCCTTGTGTATTCTTCCCCCACGCCAGAGGCAAAAA